TCGTCTCTTAGTTTAATTCCACGCATTTTAAATCCTGCAGGTAAATTAGATAATGTTCCTGCATCTAATAATTGTCTTAACGCTGATGTTGCTGTTCTAGATAATCCACCAATCATGTGTATTAATCCAAAACCATAAAAACCAAGACCAGGTAAAAATTTAAAGTGAACAAAATAATCAATTTTATTTTGCATAGGGTCATTCATTTCAAAGTTTCTTCTAATAGATAAAACTTGTCTTGTGCTTTCTTCAATAGATACAATGTAAGGAAGTTTAATTCCTGTTGGTTGACCATCTATGCCCATGTCTTCAAAACCTTCTAAATCTAAATTAACGTGACACTCTAGAATTGTGAACATACGTTCATCTCTTCCTTTTGTCATTCCTTCTAGTTTTCTCTCTTTAGTTTCAGCTTCTGTTTCGTTTAAGTATGCTGGGTTAAGTTCTATGTCTCTATAAAATCCACCAACTTGTTGTTTTCTTAATTCGTTTTCAGTCATACGAACCATGTGAATAATAGATTCACAATCATCTAAAGAGGTTGCTGTGTAAGGTACAACTAAATCATCAGCGGGTACAAATTTAGAAACTGTTCTCTGCATAATTTCATCGTAGTAAATTTTCTTAAATGAAGATCCTGCTAAAGGTAAATAAAACAACATTTGGTCAAATTCTGCTTCGTATTCTGGCATCTTGTCCATAATCTGATAGTTCATGAAATCTTTAACACGATCAGCTTGTTGTTGTTTGATTGAATCTACTTTGCCAATAATCTGTGTTCGTACAGGTCCGCCTGCAGGTAATAATTCTTTGTAAGCTAATGATTGGAATTGTGTAACTGCTTCTGCTAATACAGGGTGTGTTGCACCTGATGCACCTTTGAAAGGTTCTGATCTATCGTCGTATTTAAATCCTAATAAATCTAATCCTGATGTATAAGCTCTTTCCCAATCTTTTCTTGAAGTTTTGTATTCCATGTAGTCTGTTACTAACTGACTACCTAATGGGTCTAAAATATCATCAGATAATAATTCTGCTAAATTAGCAAAGTGGTCTCCAGATTGAAGAGGCTGCATCGCAGTGGGATCAAAATTAATATCAACACTACCATCTGGGTTTTCTAAAATATCAGCAGGTTCCTTCATTGCGTCAGCTGTTTGTTGTTGCTGTTCAGCTTGAAGTGCTTTTTCGTTAGGAAATTTAATTTTATCGCTAATACTGTTAGGTAATGCTTTATCTATCTCTGCCATTTATTTTCTCCGTTATCTCTTACCATTTTTCATTAAATAAGCCAAGCCCTGTGATTGTGGCCCTTTTTCAGGGGGTGGCCCAGATGCAACACCGCCTGATGATGCGCCTAGTCTGCCCATATCATATATATCATCTAATTCTTCTGAAGATGCTTTATAAGTTCCGGGTCTTATAAATTTGTCACGGTTAATTTTTTCAAGAAAACCTCTACCTCCTTGTGTTCCATAAACTTGTTCACGAGTATATCCATCGTCTAAAACATAGCTTGATAAAGGTTTTGCTTTAAATTTTTTTTGTTCATTTAAAATCTGTAGCGCATGTAATTTAGCTTCTTCTCCACTTTTGTAATACCCTTGTTGCAAATTATCATTAACGATATTCAGAATATCATTAATATCAAATTCCATGTCTTGTCTAAAATTTAATGGAGACATTCTAGTATTTAATTTTTCTTGATCAGCTTCTGGTGTTAAAAGATCTACGTTTAGTTGTGATTCATCTTCAAGCACATTGTTTCTCATTTTAACACTTGCCGATTTAGCTTTAGATATATCATAAGCTTCATCAAAATAAGATTGTGAAAGGACTCGGTCATCTGCAGAAACACTTGCATCTAATACTTCTTTTCTTTTTTTATCTTTTGCTTTAGCATATGTTTTTGTAATTTCATCAGCAGAAACTCCAGAACTAGTTTCAGCAAACTCATCTCCTGCCACAGCAAGATCAGCTTGCTCGGCTTGTTCTAACCTTTGAAGTTCTTCATTTTTTCGTTTCCATTTAGTTACGTTTTTAAACACTTCTGCTGATGCTCCACCTAAAGTTCTTTCTATTTTAAGCACATCAGCATAATCAGTTTGATTTCCTGATATAAAAATATCTGAAGCTCTATAAAGAGCTTCATCAAGTGTGTCTCCCATATTCATTCTAATTAAAGCCTCAGCGCCTACAAATAATGCTTCTGGTATAACACCATATTTAATTATTCCCCTACCAAGTTTGTATGCTCTGTTTGCAAATTTAGCAAAGTTTCTAGCTTGTGCACCTTTTGCAATTTTGCCAGAGTTAATTGCCTTAACTCCTTTTGCCATACAATTTGCACCTGTTTGAAAACCAACCCTGCCGCCAGCAGCAAGATCAGGGCAGCCTATTTTTGATATTAAATTTTTTAAGCTTTCTGTTTTTTGACTAGTTTCTTTTGATAATTTTTTTATATTTTTACCTAAATCAGTAGAAGAAAGTTTGCTTCCTGCTGTTCTAGATTGATTAACATTTAAACGAAGTCTATCCCAATCAGCTTCTGTATAGTCTTTTAATAATTTATTTTCATTAAGTCCGGCTACATCTAATTGATATTTTTCACTTCCTAGTTTATGAACATATTTATTTCCTTTGTGATCAATGGATTCAAATTGAACAATACCATCCGTTTGTGCAGCAATATCTATTCCTTGCTCATTAAGAATTGCAACTCGTCTTATCCAATCTTTTGGTTTATTTTTTAATAATTTATCACGCTCTGCTGTTATATTATTTCTTAATGTTTCTATGTTCTTAACATATTTTGTATTCATCCTTGCAGGAATAAACACTAAATTTTCTGCTGTAATAGGAAGTTTAGGATTTTTTAACATAGCGTGTTGAAGGTGTGTGCCTGATTTCACTGTTCCATGCAGTCCTCTTGGTATAAAAACTTTACCTTGCTGTGCTTTTAAAACATCTCGATATTCTTGTGACGTTTTTAAAAGTTCTTTAGAAGATTTAATAGGACTAGTGCCTAGTTTTTCGAATTTATTGGTATAATAAATATATTGTGCCAAAGATTTTTGAGAAGGTATGCCATATTTTTTTGCCATCTGAGCATCACTTAAAACGCCGGCCGCTTTTGCTTCTTTACTCATCAAGGGATATTTATATCGTAATTTAAGATCATCAATAAAAGCTTTCTTATAACTTTTACCTCCTATTTTTTTATCAGGAAAAATAACCTGCTCTACAGGTTTACCTGGCCCAGGTTTTCTTAAAATAGGGACAGTAGCTGTTTTAGCAGTTTTAGTTTGAAGTATGGCTCTTTTCTCAGCCCCTGCTTTAGCTGCTTCAGGTGTTCTTCCTTCATAAGTTTTAAAAAGTCCTTTTTTCTCTCCAGTCTCAATAGAACCCTGAACATGAAAACCAGTTCCTTTTGCTATTTCCACCTTACTTGGTAATCTATTTGTTTTATTTTTAAATTTTTTTATAAATTTTTTTATCTTATCGTATTTATTTGTAAAACGATCTTTTATTGAAACAGTGGGATCTCTAAATTTTCCTTTGTTTCTATCTAAATTTGCAGTGATTGTTTTTCTTATAGTTTTGTATTTAGGTCCAATTAAATCTTTAAATTTAGTTACTTTTCCCTTTGTATAATATTTTGCTGCTTTATTTAATTCTGAAGTTTTTTTATCTTTATAAAAATCAAGATCAAATCCAGCATAACTTCCCGGTCCATCAACCAAGCCACGTTTAGGTGTTGTAACAGAGCCACCCATAAAATACTTTTTCATATTGTATCTAGGCTCAGGTTGTTTATCAAAGTTAGCTTTAACTTTGTCTATGTATTCAAAAATATCCATTACAGTTTTAATTGACCGGCTAATCCACCTGCAGCATTTGGTTTACGGCCTTTCATTTCCATATTCTTAATCATCTGTTCCATTTCTAATATATCTTTTTCTGTAATATTTTTTGGAACAGCACTTTTTTTTCCAAAATCTTCCTCTAAAAGATCAAATATTTTTGACATGCCTGTTCCTTTATCATCAATAGCTTTACCTTGCTGTATAGATTTATTAAAATCTAATCTAGTTTGCATCATGTCTCTAAAATTTTTTACTTGTTTTAATCTTGCGCTTTTTAATTGTTCAAATTGTTCTTTAGTCATTAAGTTTTTTATTTTACTTGGTAGGGCTTTATAGTTCATAACTGCTAACATTTCAGAACCTGACATTCTTTTTTCTTTTGCTAAATTTCTAAGCATTGCTTTTAAAAGACCGCCACCTGCTAGCATTCCTACTCTGCCGCCTGATGCAAAATCTTCATCTAATAAATCAGCATCTTTTAGTATATCTGCTTGATTCTCTGCTTTACCGACAGCCATGTCATAACTATGCATACCTTTTTTTAATCCTGTATCTTGTTTAAAAGCATCTTTAACTGTTTTTGTTATTTTGCCTGTCGAGTATTTTTCCATTTCAGCTACATCAATTGTAGTAAGTTCATCTAAATCGTCTACATAAAAAGCATCAGTGTCATAATCTTCTGGACTCAATGCAACATGTCTTCCTTCAACAGCTTCAAACTCTCCCTGTGTTTTAACAGCTTTACCTGTTTTTTCGTCTACAACTTCATATCCTGGTGGTTTGTATTCTATCTGATATCCTTCATTATATTCATTGCTTCCTTCAATATACACTCGACCATCATCATGTTTTGTTACTTTAACATTAGGTAAATCAGAATTTTTAAATTCCATAAGATCTGCATCTATTTTTTTACCAACAGAGTTGTTTATAAATTTATCTACAAATTTTGGAAACCACGTAGGCATCTCTGTTGCTGTGTTTTGTAATGGCACAACTTTACTTGCAACTTTAGCGCCTTTAAAAAATTTACCAAGAACAGGTATGGACGCTAAACCTGCCAGAAGTTTCATAAAGTTTCTTCGACCTGGATTTGGTGGTCCACCTTTTTTTAATCCTACCCTGCCGCCTTCATTCATGTGCAGTTGTCCTACAATACCACCAAATGCTTGTTTCTTTCTGTTTGCTCCTTCAAGAAGAATATTTATAATTTCTTCATTGCCCATGCCTTTTTCTTGCATAATAAAAGCTTGTTCAATTTCTGAGATAACTTCTTTTACCCTTTGTGCATCAGTATCATTAAGTATTTGTTCCATAAGTTTTGGATTAATTCTACCTTCATATTTTCTTGCAAAATTTCCTTGCAAAATTGCAAGGTCAACTAATTCTTGATCCATACCTTCAGGTATTACTCTTTTGTCCCTATCTGCATAAGGAAGTTGAAAATCAGGGTTTCTGTTTTTAAAATCCTCAAACTCTTTAAGACGTTCTTCTTTTAATTTTACAAAACCAGGTCTATCTAATTGATCTGCTGTGGTAATTGCTTTTTTACCAAATTTACCTTGTAAAAAATTTATTAATTTTGATAGACCGCCTTTAACATAACCTGCTCTTCCTCCTTGTGCCATGCCGTCTGGATCAAAGTTACCTTTATCTGCAAAATCTTCAACATTTTTAATTAATGCTTTTTCTGCTCGATCTATAAATACTTTTTGTTCTGAAGCAGGTAAATCATCTAAAACTTTTCCAGCATCTTCAGCTATAAACTCTGCAAGATACATTTTATCTTCATCTAAAGTTCTAGGACCTGCAGTTCTATACATGTTTTCAATTAATTTTGCATCTGCAATATCTTCAACTGTTTTAGTTTTAGTTTTCTTTTGTTTTTGTAAAGATAAGTCAGCTTTAAAGGTACCATAACCACTTTCCGGTACAGCTTGCGCTGCTTCTATAATTTTTCTTATTTCGGCTCTTCTTGCGTTAATCTCTTTTACCCTACCATAATTCATTCCTGCTTCAGAAAGTTTATCAGCCTCTGCACTTAAAGCCATTTCCTCTTTTACTAAATTATTTAAATCATCATCGGTATATTTACTTAAATCTATTTTCTTAGGTTCTAGTCCACCTTTTTTAAGAAAACGGTCTGCTGCTTCAAATTCATTTCCTGCTGTAATTCTAATTTCTTCTAAGAAATCTAATTTTTTAAAATCAACATCATAGTATTCATTTAATAATCTTAAAGGATCCATTTTAGGATCTGCGCCCTTTGTTAAATCCGTTTTGTTTTCTAAACTTTTTCTAACCTCTTCTGGTAAATTTATTCTTTTATCCCTTAACAATATTTGTCTAACTATGGGTCTTCTAAAAGCTTCAATGTTAGCGCTGTATGATTTTGCTTGAAGAGTGCTTAATAAATCATCTCTTTTTGCTCTTGTAACGCTTTCACCTAAAGGGCTAGTTGGCGGAATATCTTCTGGTAAACCTAAATCGTCTTTTAGTGACTCTAAACCTTTTCCTGTCACCTGTTTCTTGGTGCCTATATCTACAACCTTAGCTTCTCCAGGTTTAGGTGGGAATTTTAGATTGTACAACGTATCAACGTTGGCCTCAAAATTTTTCATCTGCTGTATGTTTTTGTTGCCAAAAGCAAACTGCATATTTTCCAATATAGATTGTGCCGCTTCTTCTACACCATTTGGATTTTTTGCAAGATATTTTTTACTAAATTGACGAGCAAAAGGATTGTTAACGCCTTGAGCTAATGTTTGCACATTAGTCGTTCGTCCCATCATATCGGACACAGCTCTTGCACCAAACAACTTTTGTAGTTTTTGTATTAGTGTTATTGCACTTACAGCCATTAATAATAAACCTTCTTAGTTTGTATAATCTTTTCGTCTTTGTAATCTTCTGGGTGAGGGATTAGGCCGCCCTGTCTAAATCGCATGACTGCTTGGGTCATAGAATCGACCAAGTCATCATGATCGCCATAAGGAAATGCTGCGCATTCTTCAATAACCTCCTGCGCAAAATTCTTATGAGTCGGAGCCCATATCATACCAGATTCAAACAAAGGTGCAACAGAATTTACACGTGTATGCTTATCATTACCCTTTGACGGACTAAAGTTAACAACCGGTATGCCCATATTCCTAAGTTCATAGGTCAGAGGTAATCCACTAGCTTTTGCCTCTATTAATACTGTTTCGGGTTGCCAATACTTATACTGCTCTAGTGCTTTACGTCTTAATTCTGGAAATTCTAGCCGTTCTTTAATGGCATCAACTAATATTAAATTAGGTGGTTTGTCTTCTGACTCTCGAAACACGCCCCATGTTGTAATTGCAGAATAGTCAGCTGTTTCTTTTTTCATAAACGCTGTATCATAGGATTGTATAACGTGTTGTAGCTTTGGCATAAAATCATGTTCCCATTC